CCAGTGCACATTTTTCTGCAAAACACCAGGGGGTGTTAAGTGGCAAGACCGCCAAAACCGACAGCACACTACCGAATTCACGGCGATAGCAACCCCGAGCGGCACGAAAACCGCGAATACGAAGTTGCGCCGGAAGGCGACGCGATCCAATCCGCAGAATTAACGGGCGAGGCATTGGAGGCGTGGCAATTCCACTGGCCGCGACTAACGAAGTTGGGTTTGGCAACGGAGCTAGACAGCTACGAACTCACCGCAATGTGCCAGTGGTGGGGGCGTTACCAGGAGCACATGCGACTTGCGCAGGATGATTACCGACAACACAACATGGCCACGAGCGCTTACAAACAATTCCGCACCATTGCGAGCAAGTTTGGGTTAACGCCGGTTGACCGAGTTGGTTTAGTCGGCAACGTGCCGACGCAAGAGGACGAGATTGCAGCGTTGATAGCAGGATGATTGCCAGTGTGTACGAAGCACCGACCGACCTTGCCGGCTACGACCCCACTCGGGACGCAGACGGGTATTGGTTTGACGGTGTGGAAGCTGATCGGCGTATCAGGTTTTTTGAAGTCGCACTAACGCATACCAAGGGACATCTACGTGGAAAACCGCTTAATCTCGAAAAATGGCAGCGCGACGCCATCGCCACCATCTTCGGCTGGAAGCGACCAGACGGAATGCGGCGTTATCGTGAAAGCTTCTGGTTTCTGCCGCGAAAGAACGGGAAATCCACGCTGGCTGCCGGTTTATCTGTCTGCGTACTCTACCTCGACAACGAAGGCGGAGCCGAATGTTACGCTGTTGCTGGCGACCTCGACCAGACAGATATGGTGTACGGTTGCGCAAAGGAAATGGTGGAGCAGTCTAAGGCTCTTAGTAAACGCGCTGACATCATCAAAAGCCGCAAGCGAATTGTGCATGGAAGCAGCTTCTTTCGCGCTATCCCAGCAGACGCCAGCGGAGCGCACGGATTCAACCCCCATTTCGTCGTCGGGGACGAATTGCACGTCTGGCGCAACCGCGACCTCAAAGACACTTTGCACACTGGTACCGGCTACCGAATGCAGCCGCTTGAACTGTACATCACCACCGCCGGTTATGACACCAAAACAATTTGTGGAGAAACCTACTACTACGCCTCCAAAGTCAGGGACGGACAAATAAGGGACGCCACATTTTTCCCGCTGATTTACGAGGCACCAAAAGACTGGGACTGGAAAGAAGAAAAGACGTGGGCGCGAGCCAACCCGAACTACGGCGTAAGCGTGCGGAAGGAATACATTGCGGCGGAATGCCAAAAGGCGATTGAAAACCCCGGATATGAGAACACATTCCGGCGATTGCACCTAAACCAATGGACGGAGCAGAAAACGCGATGGTTGAAAATGGACGATTGGCGGAAGTGTAAGACAAGCAATGAGAGACTTTTGGAGGCATCCAGCAGTTAAGGCGGCGGCATTGCTGGCCGCGTTGGCGGTACTTCTACCGCTGTCGTTTTATGCTAAAGCGTTGGAATTCAAAATAATGTTGTGGGTAATTGGCAGATAAATGTACTTCGGCGGACTAGACCTCAGCTCGACAACCGACATTACCGCGTGGTGTGTCGGCGAAAAACTCAGCGATGGCTACCGCTGCGATTGGCGGTTCTACATCCCCGAGGAACGGGCGAGGCTGTTGGAAGATCGGGACCGCGTGCCGTACAGCACGTGGATTCACCAAGGGTATGTGACGGCAACACCTGGCAAGGTAATTGATTACAGTTTTGTGGAACGTGACATCGTGGCCGATTGCCGGCGGTTCGAGGTGCTGCGGGTTGGCTACGACCCGTGGAATGCCGAACCAACGCGGCAGCGGCTAGAGGGCGAGGGCATCGAGTGCGTTTCGCTGCGGCAAGGGTATGCCACGTTGACCGCCCCCAGCAAGGAGTTGGAGCGCTGCGTCATCAACGGCACGCTGGACCACGGAAACAACCCGGTGATGGAGTGGATGGTATCGAACGTGGAAGTACAAACAGACATAAACGGCAACATTCGTCCAGTGCGGCCCGAGCACAACGCGGGCAGTAAAAAGATCGATGGGGTGATGGCGTGTTTGTTTTTCGTGGCGGTGGCATCGACACACAACGAGCCGGAATACTCTTACGATACGGGGGCTTTTCTGCTGTGAACGACTTAACAACGCAGTATATTTGCGGCAATAACGGCGACGCCTATGACGTGGCGGCGGCGTCGCTATCCAACGGCGCGGATTGGTGGTACGAGCCGTGGTCCACCAAAAGCGACTCGGGTGTCGCCGTCAATGGTTACACCGCGCTGCAAAACAGCCACGTGTGGAAAGCGCTTAACGTGCTGGCGAGCGACTTCGGGCAACTGCCGGTGAAGCTGTTTCAAAAGGTCGGCGGCAAAACCGTGGAAGTGGAAGGCACGCCGGAAATCGACTGCTTGCGAATCGCGCCGAATGAGTGGACGCTGCCAAGTGTGTACAAGGAAACGTCGATGTGGGTGGCCGCGCTGTGGGGCAACTCGATCACGTGGGTGAACCGACCGAATCCACGCACGATCCAACTTGTGCCGCTGCGCCCCGACCGCGTCAGTTTAGATATTGTGGATGACATCAAAGGCCAGTTCACCTATGTTTACACCCTCGCAAACGGAACACACGTGCCGCTGAATCAAGCCGACGTGCTGCATATTCCCGGCATCACCAGCAACGGAATTTGGGGATATAGCCTGTTGGACATCGCACGCAATGCCATCGGCGGTGGCCTGGCGATGGAAAAGCATCAAAATGCGTCATTCGCCAACGGCGCACGGCCGTCGGGTGTCATTGAACACCCTGGGAAACCGGATGCCAAATCCCGCGATGCCTTGCGGCAGTCCTGGGACGCGGTTCACAAAGGCAGCGGCAATGCGGGGCGGGTGGCTATTTTGTGGGACGGAATGAAGTATTCGCCAGTCACGATGACGATGGAAACCGCGCAGGTGGAACAGTTGCGGCGACTGGATCGTGAGTTTGTGGCAGGCCTGTTTAATTTGCCACTTTACAAACTTAATAGTTTAGAACATTCCAGCACGCGCAGTAACCTAGAACAGCAGCAGCAGGAATACGTGCAAGGCTCTCTAATGCGGTGGATTGTGCGTCACACCGAAGAGTGGGGCCGCAAACTGCTGACGCCGGCCATGCAGCGGCAAGGGTTTTTCTACCGCGTCATGATCGAAGCCTTGTTGCGTGGCGACACGCAAAGCCGGTTTAGTGCCTATGGCGTGGCGATCCAAAACCGCATCATGAACCCCAACGAAGTGCGAGAGAAGGAAGATATGCCCCCCTACGCTGGCGGCGAGGAATACGGCAACCCAAACATCGACAAACTGGCGGCCAACAATGCCGACAATCAGGGCGGCCGACTGCCGGGTAGCAGTGAACGTGCGAGGGCGCTGTTGGCCGACAAGGTAGAACACGTCGTCAAAACAGAGTGCAACGCCGTATGCCGCGGGGCGTCGTCCAAAGATTTTGTGGGCTGGGTGGAAACCTACTATGGGCTGGGTGGCGGATTCTTCAAGCTAGTGGCGAAGGAGCTGCAACCACTGGCCGCGTTCGTCACCGAAGTGGCGACGGACATCGAATTTGACTCGGTACTGTGGGCCTCGGTACACGCAGCCGAATCCCAGCGTTTATTGGCGGCGATCATGGCACGCAGCACAAAAGACACACTGGCCGATGGCGTGCGGGGTGAGTGCGAAAAGTGGGCGGCGAGGGCCTCGTTGTGAGTGGTGCGCCAGCGGACATCGCGGGGTGGTTGACCGATGCCGAAGCTGAGTGCTTGTCGCGGCATTCCGCTGGTACGCGCGTGCTGGAAATCGGCAGCTATTGCGGACGCAGTACGGTGTGCATGGCGCGAACCGCACGCGAGGTAGTGTCGGTGGACCCGCACGTCAAAGGGACTGCACAGACGCTGCGAGAGAACTTGGAGCGCTATTCCGCAGCCAACGTGACGACATACAACCAATCGTCGGCCGAATGGTTTGCGGAGCACGGGGGCACGAAACAGTTTGATATGGTGTTTATCGACGGCGATCACCGGTATCAGGCGGTGCTGGACGATGCGACGATTGCCGCCGTGGTGCTGCGACCGGAAGGGGTAGTTGCATTTCACGACTACCGTACCTTTTCCGGCGAGCATGACGGCCGCTGGGATGCGGGCGTGACGAAAGCAGTCAATGAGTTGATTGCAACAGGGTGGCCAGTAATCGAACGTGCGGGGACTGTGTGTCTGCTGAAACCGAAACGATAGCGACGCGGCGAGTGCTGTTGGTGCAGCCGGGCTATGGCGGCATTGAGCCAGAAAGCTACCACGCCGCGCAAGCATCCGTGGAAAAGGGAAGTGATTTGCGGGTGGGCGTGATGCGGCCCGTGGCGTCGCTGTTGGCGCACGCCTTTAACTTAGGTGCCGCGTTTTGCCTCGAACACAAATATGACTATTTTGCCATGCTGCACGGCGATATCGGCGTGGAAGCGGGATTCATGGATAAGCTCGTGGCGATCCTCGACGAAGGCCGGTTTGACGTGATTCATGCGTGTTCGCCGATCAAAGACCATCGCCGGTTGACCTCGACCGCGTGGGCGTATTGGGACGACCAGTTCGCGCCCGTGCGACGATTGGCGATCAAGGAACTGCATCGGTTGCCAGAAACATTTGGTATCGAAGAGATACGCGAGCAGTTTGACCCGAAGGCGTTGCGGCTGCTGCCTAACACAGGCTGCTTGTGTTTTCGTGCCGATACGTGGTTTAAGAAATACACAGGGTTCACGATCAACGACCAGCTTGCGACCGTGGACGGCGAAAAGTGGAGCGTCGATGTCATGCCGGAAGATTGGAACTTCGGCCATTGGTGCGGACGCAATGGCGTGCGGGTAGGTGGAACGCGGGTAATTCAGCCAAAGCATTTTGGCCGTTGGTGTTTTACGTGCGATCCAGGCGACAGCGGGTGGGAGACAGACCAAACCTATTTAGTGGCCACGGGCCAAAAGGAAAGTGAAGATGCGAGTTGAAGCAAAAGACGGCGAGGCCACGATCTGGATTTACGATGCCATTGGGGAAATGTTTGGGCCGGACGCGGTGACCGCGAAGGGTGTGCGGGATCGCCTGCAATCGCTACGCGGCATCGACCGGCTAACGGTGCGGATTAACTCACCCGGCGGCATGGTCGATGATGCGGTGGCAATCCACACGCTGCTTGCCGAATATGGCGCCGATAAAACCGTCAAGGTGGATGGCGTGGCGGCCAGTGCGGCTAGCGTGGTAGCGATGGTTGGCAACCGCATTGAAATGGCGACTGGCTCCATGCTGATGGTCCATAACCCGTGGACCGTGGCGATGGGCGACGGCAACGAGCTACGGAAGGCGGCGGAAGTCGCGGACAAGTACCGCGAAAGTTTGGTGGCTATTTACGGCAAACGCACCGGCCATTCGGCCGACGATATTCGCGTGGCAATGGACGCGGAAACGTGGCTGACCGCAGAGGAGGCCGTGGCCGGCAAGTGGGCGGACGCCACCGCCGAAGAGACGGCGGTTGCGGCGCACATTGACCCAGAGCTGTTCGTATACAAGCGCATGCCAGCCGCGTTCATAAAGATGGCGGCCAACGCCGGCAGGTCGCGTATCAGTCTCAATGCCTACCGCGTGGCATTGGCACGCGCGAAAAATAGTTGACAGCATTCTAACAATGGACTAATATACGAGTAGCAAAAGGCAACCACTCTAGCCCCTCTTTAGCGGCCGGTTGCCAAACATAGCTGGGCGTTTGCCTTTTTTAACGCAGACAACCTGCTTGCGTGATCCCATTCACGCCAGCGAGTTATCTGCGTTTTTCTTTGCGCTTCCCACTCGCTGGCCTAAAAGCGAGGACGTGAGAAGTGAAAAAGTCAGACGTTTTACGGGCGAAAATCGCCGAGCTGACGGACGAAGCCGAAGCTTTGGTGAACGTAGCCGAAAATGAAAGCCGTGAACTAACGGCAGACGAGCAGTCGCGATGGGCTGCGATCATGGACAAAGACGGCGGCGAGCTGGCGAAATGCCAGGCTGAGTTGCAAGCGGCACTCGCCCACGAAGAGGAGCGAAACCGGCTGGCAGCCGCACGGTTGGCCAACTACCAGGCACCACCCACGGTGTTTGATCGAATCGGCACCGGGCCAGCGCCTCCGTCGATTCCAGCGAATGCCCGCGTGCTCATGCCAACGCTCAAGGCGTTCAAGGGTGGCAACCGCGACGAAGCGTTGCGAGATGCATACGACACTGGGTTGTGGTTTTTGTCGAAGCTGTTCGCGTTTACGCCGCGACACGACGAGGCTATGTCCGCGAAGGAACAGGTGATTGCGCGGCGTGGCCAAGACTGGTACGCCACGCAAAATGAAAGCCAGCCAACCGATGGCGGATACTTGGTACCACCGCAGTTTGAAAACGCGGTGCTCGCCTACCGCGAACAAGTGGGCGTGGCACGACAGTTGGCACGCGTGATCCCAATGACCAGCGATAGCTGGACTGGCGTCAAGCAAACCAGCGGCACCACGGTGTACTATCCGGGCGAGGAAGGCGCAATCACTGCGAGTGACGCCAACTTCAGCCGGTACACACTGGAAGCCAGAAAGCGGGCGATCCTGGCGTATGTGTCGTCGGAGCTAACGGCGGATTCCGCCGTGTCGATCATGGACTTGCTGGCCTCCGATATGGGCCACCAATTTGCCCTCCAAGAGGACAAGGAGTTTGTGATCGGCGACGGCACGTCCACCTACGGCGGCGTCATCGGCGTCAAGACGGCGGTTATCGCCGCGACGGCGTCGGTGTTCACGCCGGTGGCCGACAATGACGACTGGTCGGAACTCACCATCGGCGATCACGCCGGTGCCATGAGTTTGCTGTCCGACAAGTACCGCGGCGGCCGGCTCGCGTGGTTGTGCTCGGCACCGTACAAGTACCAGGTGATGGACCGTCTGGCCTACGCGCAGGGCGGTGCCACCGCTGGCGACTTAACCGGCGGCATCAACGGCGGCAACTTCATGGGCTACCCGGTGTACCTCTGCGACCGGATGCCTACCACGTCCGCCGTGTCCACCGTGGGGGCTATTTTCGGCGACTTTGCCAACGCGGTAATTATTGGAAACCGCAGCGGCATCGAAGTGGCTGTCTCGCCGCATTACGCCTTCAACACGGACCAAATCGCCGTCCGCGCTACCACGCGGTACGACATCAACGTCCACGAGGAAGGCGACACTAGCACGGCGGGTGCCATCGTCGGTTTGTCAACGCACAGCTAACAAGCGGTGCGAAGGGTTCGATCACCAACAACTCCCATTTGGAGAAACACATAATGGATTCCAGGTCCTCAGTCAGAGACCGAAAGGTAGTCAAGATATTGAACTACGCTTCGGCCGCAACCGACCGTACCAGCGGCGTCATCGACATGGCTGGCTACGGCGAGTTGGATGTTGTCGTGTCTTTTTCCACGATCGCGACCAACGCGGTTACCAACATCTACTTGCAACATGCGGACGCGGCGAGCGATGCGAACACGCTCACGAGCGGAGCGAACATCGCCAATACATCGCAAACCGTCGCAGACAGCGATGATGGAAAAGTATTCATCATCGGCAACGTAATACCGACCAAGCGGTATTACCAACTGGTGGTCAACAAGGACGCAACGAACGCGACGGCTGAAGAGGCGTTTGCGATCTTGTCCAAGCCGAAAAACATGCCGGTTACGCACGGCACGGGCACCGGCACGGGCGAGGGGCTCGCGGCAGTCACTTACGAAAGTATTGGCGTCGCGACCACTGGCACGGTCTAACCAGTGAGGGCCAGCAATGAGCAGGCCGATTGTTGTTACCAACGAGCCGTCTAGCGAACTGCTGAGCCTCGATGAGGCGAAGCGGCACCTACGGCTCTATTCCAGCGACCTCGATGATGAGGTGTCAAGCCTCATCGCGGTCGCACGCGATTACTGCGAAAGGTACGCGGCACGGACGCTGCGTGCCGCAGTAACGCGCACGGTCAAGCTTGAGGAGTGGTGGTGCGACGAACTCAAACTGCCGTTCCCGCCGATCATCGAAGTGACGGGCATCACGTATTACGACGTGACGAACGCCAGCCAAACACTGGCGAGCAGTAATTACTACGTCGAGATGAGCACCGACGGAGGCAGTTGTATCGAGTGGGTGCTCACCGCGACGATCCCCGCCACGTACTGGCGTGAGGATGCGATCACCGTCACGTACACGGCGGGCTATGCCTCGGCAGAAGCGTTGCCGCCCGTGGTGAAGCAAGCCATGAAGTGCAAGCTCACCGAATTGTGGGGGGCCGGGACCGAGGGGGAAGTGAAGGCGGCCAAGGAAAGCTGCGATCGGTTGCTGTCGCTGGTGGACTGGTCGGGTTACGCATGAAACGAAACACTTTGGCCACGATTGAGCGCCGCGCCGCAACGCTCGATTACTTCGTGGGCGAAACGGAAGAATGGGAAACCGTTACGCGGGCTTGGATTGACTGGTGGCCGGATACCGGCACCGAACAATTTGAAAATGGACAAGTGAAGGCCCGCGTGAGCGGCACGGCCAAAACGCTGTGGGCGTCGGATTTGGCGACGGTGGATTCGGCGTGCCGGTTGCGGTTTACGGGCACGGATGGCATCGAACGCACGGTCCAAATTGAGCGGGTTCTAAACTGGCACAACCAGAATAAAGAATTGCATTTCCTCTGTGTTGAGGCGGTCTGATGGGTGTCAATAAACGTATCTACACGAGCAGAGGTGAAGGTTCCGGCTACGAGCCGTTAAGCTACTCAGTTAATACGAAAATAGCGAAGCCTGGCGTTTCCTGGTCGATCACTGGCTACAAACTATTAGACGCACGTTTGGCACTCTTGGAAAAAAACCTGCGAAATAAATACATTAGGCAGGCGCTGCGACAAGCAGTGAAAACCGTAAAGTCAAGAGCTGAGCGGGTAACTCCGGTGCGCACAGGTGCCATGCGAGGCGCGTATGTGGTGCGAGCCAACAAGCGCAGTCGCGTGCAGGCGGGCGTAGCGGTAATGATTACCCGCAAGAGTTTGGAGAAGTCGCAAAACAAAGCAGACATTGCCGGAATTCGTCGTAGCCACAAAGACAACCGGGAATCGCAAATCAAAGCCATTCGCGCGGAACATAACGACACGATGGCGGTGATTAAGCAGCGCGGAACGAAGGGTAGGGACTTCGCCGCTATTCGCAAATCGCTGGGCGGCGAACGGGATGCGAAGATTAAGGAAATTCGGGCGGCCAGCAAAGCCTCGCTGGCGAACGCGTTAGCGAATCGTAAGCAATCCGCGTTTCGTGGATTCTACCCAGCGTTTGTCGAGTATGGCAGCCGATACAACCAGGCGATGAAGCCCATGCGGGCCGCACTGTACGGCAGTCAAGACGTGGTTAAACAACTATTTGCGGCGGAAGTGCGGAAACTACTGAATTCACAATGACGTTCCTGCTGAAAGACATCGCGGACCATTTGGGCGGCAGCACGAACATTGTCGATGCTGTGGAGAACCGCATATTTCCCGACGTGATTCCGCAGGAAGTACGCGATAGCACGAATAGCCGGACGACGATTTACCCGTGCCTGGTGCTGCAAGCCGTGAGCGCGACGCCGGAGTATTACCTGGGTGGCGAGGCCAGTTATCACCAAACCGTGGTGCAGGTGGACGTCTACACGGACGGCCGACGGGGCATCATGCATGCGAACGAAGTTGCGGAGCTGGTGCGGAACCGGCTGAGTGGCTACCGCGGGCAGTTCGGCACGGGCTGTCGGGGCACGGCCCGGCTCGTGCGGTGCAACGCGGTGCCCGTGGAACCGACCGACGCCAGCGACACCCACATCCGACGGACCAGCATGGACTTTGAGATTTACCATTCGGCCGACACGCCGAGTCTTACATAGGGGAACAGATAGATGGCGACAATGGTAGCGGACGACGGCCACGGCACAACGCTGACGCTCGGCACGAGCACGTGGGACACGAACACGCTTATTAGGTCGATTAGTCCCGATGCAGCTTCCCGTGATGCAATTGAAACCACACACCTGAGCACGACGGCGGCCAAGAGTTTCATCCCGGCCGACCTGGTGGACAATGGCGGATTTTCGGTCGAGTTTATTGCGGACCAGAACAGCAACACCACAAACACTAGTTTCACAATCCTGGTGGCATCGGCGGAAACGGCCACGCTGACCTATTCGCCATCCGGCTCGAACGCCAACGGGGCCACGATTTCAGGCAGTGCATTTTGCGTCGAATACACCCCGCCATCGGCGAGCGTTGGTGGACTCAAAGCTGGGTCGGCCAAGTTCAAGTGGGCGGGCGTCGTTAGTTACACAGTGGAAACCTAATTATGATTGTCGAACTCCTGCCGCTGATCGGCGAAATGATGACGAAAACCGGCCCGCAACAAATCCAGTGGGGCGGCATCGAACGGCTCATCCTCAACAATCGCGAGGTGGCGAAAATCAAAACCGCTCCGGGGGCGGCCGTCAGTTTATTTCCGCACGTGCGGATTAACGCGGCCGAGAAACAAGCCATTATCGACCACATCACGAAAGTGCGGGGCGTGCCGCCGGCAGCGATCCACGCCACGTGCGAGCTATACGAGATATTGAAGCTGGCCGAGGGCGACGACGACGAGGACAAGGAGCTGAGCGACGATGAGTGATTTGGCCACCCGCGATACCCTGCTCGCCGCACCCAAGCGGCGGTTTGCCGAAGTTGAAATTGCCGGCTGGGGTAAGGTGCGGATCCGTAGTTTGTCGGAACTGGAACGCAGCCGCATTGAAACCTCGATGTTGGACAAAAAGGGGCAGATTGCCAGCAATCGCCTCGTGGATATCAAATGCCGCTGGATTGTGGCCGCAGTGGTGGACGAGAACGGCAACACGCTCTTAACCAACGGCGACATTCCACAACTGCAACAGCAAGATTCAAGCTGCACGGACGCCTTGATGGACGCCATCAAGGAACATTGCGGCCTGTCGGATAATGACCTCAAGGAACTGGAAAAAAACTGAGCCGCGACGGGCGGCGGCAGTTTGCAATGCTGCTCGCTCGCACCGTCGCCCATACGCTTGATGTGGATGGCATGCTGGCGACGATGGCGCCGCGGCAGTTTGATGAATGGCTGGCGATGTGGCGATTGCAGCATTGGGGAATCGAGCCGCAGCTGGGAGAGGCCGGCGAACAGAAAAGCTCGCTGGATACGTTTAAGGGCTTGGCAGGATTTTAAGTATGGCCGTTATCGGGACACTCGCCGTCAATATCGTCGCCAAAACCGAGGCGTTTACGCGCGGGATTGAGTCTGTACAAAAGAAGCTGCGCCAATTCAATAACGTATCTGGTTGGATGCGGACGGTTGCCGGTGGCTTTATTGCACGCCAGTTATCCAGCACCGTAGATACGGTGAGCCAGTTGGTTGACATGTCGCAGGCAACAGGCATTGCGGTAGATACGCTGGATTTCCTCGGATACTCAGCCAGGCAAACCGGGCAAGACATCAGCGCAGTTATTAAGGGGGTGAAAGCGCTTATTCTGAAAGGCATTTCACCAGACCGCCTAAACGAGATTGCAGCAAAGTTAAACGCCATTACCGACCCAGCGAAGCGGGCACGCATGGCGATGTCTCTACTCGGAAACCGGGCCGGCCTGGCATTACTTCCAATGCTGCGGCAGTTGCCGGAGCTTAAAAAGCGGTTTATTGAAATCGGCGGCGGCGTATCAACAGCCGTAGCCAACAAAATGGATTCAATTGGCGACGCATTGGTTGACGTGCAATACGCTACACGCAATGCGGCTATTGCGATTGCCACCGCGTTGCAGCCGACAATTATAAGTGTCACTGATGCAATCATTGGAATCGCACAACCCGTAAAGGACTTTATCTTAAATCACCAGACAATGGTTAAGTGGGTAGCGATGGGCGGGTTGGCAATCGCCACGGTTACCCCACTTGTATGGTCGCTTAATCAGGCGCTAACCGCGGTGAAACTGACCCTGGAAGCAATCAATTTTGTGGTAAAGTCTGGAATCGTTGCTAAGTTGGCGGCACTAGCGATGGCCCATCCGGTGGTGGCTGGTGTGGTGGGCGGCGGGGCGGCAGTTTATGGAGGCTACAAAGCCTACCAATACTACAACCAACCGGCAGCATCTAACAGCAGCACGCCGAATGGCGACGCAGCGACCCAGCGAAATACCCAAATGCAGGTTGAGCAACAAAAGCGTACTAATGTGCTTTTAGAAATGATGGCCCGCGGCGGCGGTGGCCAGCCAGTAATGATTGCCGGGAGCCAAGGTTAATGCCAACTGCCGTATCTGTAATATCTAGTAAGTTAGAACGCCCATCGTCCGGCATGGGGTCTGTGCAAGTTGGCAACGCGCAACTGGACGGAAACGCCGGAGGCAGTTACAAGAAACGGTACGAAGTATTTACGGCCAGTGCGGCTAGTCCGATCAGCGTGATTGTCGGCGCGCAGGCCATTGGCTCGGGCAATGACCAGGTTGACCAACTCTGGGAGCCGTACAGCTACAAAGGCGATACCGATCCTTATTCGTACTGTAAACGCATTGACGTGGACGGTGATCCGGCGTGCGATACACGCTACTTGGTAACATGCACGTTTGAGCCGGCGGCCGATGGCGAAATCCCCGAAGGCGACACCACGCCAGGCGAATCCGTGTCCAACCCCCTGTTGCGTCCCCCGAAAATTTGGTGGGACCGGGAAGTGTTCACCGACCTGGTGACACGCGACAAGGCGGGCAAGGTAATTGCGACACCTGTCAACGCTTTACACGAAGATTACATCGAACACCCACGCACTCGGGCTATACTCTGCGTGGATTGGAACATCGGCACGTTTGCGGCATTTTCCAAGTTGCATCAGGATTACGAGAACGCAGTCAACGGCCCGTCTCCCTGGCTGATCCTGGGGCGAACGGACATTTCAGCACGCACCGCCCTCGTGCGGCAAATAAGTTGCAGTAAAGTCAAAAATGAAGGCGAGCATATTTACTACACGGCGTCGATGCGATTTGCGTTTGCCGAAACCGGAAAAACCTGGTCCGATGACATGCCGCTGATGTCGCGGGCGTATTTCACCAAAGGCAGCGGCGGCCAGTATGACCTCGAAGAAGGTTCGACGACATTTCGCAAGCGGACGCTGGCCAGTGAAATGGTTCCAATCAACGAGGACGGCACGCGGCGCGCAGACGACCAGGCGATTTTATATCAAACGGTACAGGTGCAGCGCGAAGCGAATTTTAACAGCTTGCCATTTATGGCATTGATTACCTAAGGTCAACTATGGCAACCAAATACTGGGTCGGCCGGGCGCACAGCGTCAAGCAAATTTCCACGATCACCGTGGCCAACACCTGGGCCGCGGGCGACACGGCCGTTTTGAAAATCAACGAAAAAGAACTCACGATCACCTGCGGTTCGACGACGACCACAACCGCCACGGTGGCCGCGGCGATTTCCGAAGCATGGAACGCGGCGGGCCGGCTCGATGGCACCAGCAACAGCAGCAACGCCACCAGCAATTTCGGCGGCCAGGAGTTTGGCGAGTTTCGCGAGGCGGTCGCCACGGTGTCGGGCAGCGTGGTCACGCTCACCGCCAACACGGCCGGCAAGCCGTTCACGCTCACGGTAACCGAAACCACGGCGGGCAGCGGCACGGCCACGGGCGCGACAGCACAGGCGGCCACGGGCCGTAATCATTGGGACAATGCGGACAACTGGATTGATTCGCTCGACCTCACCACGGGCAGCACGGGCGTACCGGCCAATGATGACGTGGTGGATTTCCGCAACACGGACATCAGCTGTTTGTACGGCCTGCCGAATAACTCGAAGGAAGTCACGTTTAACGTCTGGAAATCCTATACAGGTGAAATCGGCTTGCCGGCAATCAACCGCGACGATCCGAGCTATCCGTATCCCGAATATCGCCAGCGCTATGTGCGATTGGACGATGCCGGCACAGGCACGAACATCGCACACCGGTTCGGCCTGGGCACCGAGGGCACTGGCTGCCGGCTGTGCAACATCAAGCACAGCACGCTCAAATGTTCGCCCGTGGTGTATGCCACCGGGACGCCACGCATTGAACGCATCGGCGAAAAGGCGCTCAATATCTGCTGCACTGCCAGCACGTCACAGTTAAACATCCTTGGCGGCAGCGTGGACTGGGGGTCGCAGGATGGCGGCACGTCCGCTTGGAACGGAGTCTACCAAAACGGCGGCGAGTCGATCGGTGCGAACGGCCTTAACAGCAGTGGGTCGGCGGTATTGCGTTCGGGTGCGATGACGGTATCTGGTACCGGCAATATACTTTTGCTCTCGTCCTATGGCGGAACATTGCGGGCGGAAAATGTGACGGGCACTGTGACATCGGCGTATGCGTTTGATGGCGGTACAATTCGCTACGCATCGACCGGCACGATTACGAACGTGTTTGCCTACGGCGGCACGTTTGATTGTTCCGACGACGCCGGCACTTTCACCGCCACAAACTCAACCGTAAAGACAGGCGGCAAGGTGCGTGACCCGTATCGTCGCATTACCTTCTCGAACCCGATGCAAGTCTATTTTGAATTATCCGATGCAATCACGCTCGGCGTAAACGACAATCAACCCGTAGATATTTCATTCTCATAATATGGACAAACTCGCACACATTCAATTCTTGGACGACACCGGCAAAGATGTGGATTGCCGGGCCGTCGATGTGAAGCGCTGCCGAGAAACGGCGGGTGGTTGTATCGTGGTGTTTGATGACGGCACGAGCATTGCTTCCACGAACACCGTGACGCAAATCCACGACCTCGTGGATGGGTTGTGGGGCGAATATGTCACGGCACTAGGCGACCCTGCCTGATGGCAAACTACGTTCTTAGTGAGGAACTGCGACGGCTGGTGGTGCAGGTTTGCAACCAGCACATGAGCAGTTTTCAGCCGCGCCCCAAACGCGGCCGGCGGCCTCGGCAGGGCGGGGGCGTATCGTTTGGCGACCAGCCCCCGAGCCAATTCGCGGTGGTCACGCATCACGCCGGGCCATCGACCAAAACAGCAAACTCATTAGGCATCGCCAGTGGCATCGGCGAGTGCGTGTTGCGTAGCACGTACTTTTTCCAGCCGACCGCACCGCAGGAAGACCCGCCACCACAAGAATTTCGGATTGAGTTTCGTAGTTTGCATTCGGTGCCGATCCCCGTCGGTTCGCTGATTAAGTTGCACTGCGACCGGGACATTCCCATTCCGTGCAAATGGCCGGCAACTGCTCAGGAATGGCAAGCAGGCTCCGACGCACAGGGCGTTGCCAAGCGGGCGGTGTGGGGTGAATTCTTCCGCTCAGTGGACGAACTGTTCCAACTGCAAAACGCCGGGCCAAAGAAAATCCTTTGGTTGCCCGAAGGCGGAACGTCTGGCGAATTCATTCGGTGGGATGCGGGGGAATGTTAGGTGCCCCCTCAACTACGCAACAACCTGCCGCTGCTCAAAAACAATCTGCCAGCTTTGTCTGGCTCACCGTGTACGTGTTGCGGCACGGTGTACCATTCGTGCGCCGAGTGCATCACCGATAAACCGTCGATGAACATGGTGGTAAGCGGGTTTCAAAACACCATCGTCGCGCCACCTTCCACCGTTTCGCCGTGGTTTTGCGGCAGAAAAATGTTTCTAGCTTCGCTCAATGGCGGCTACTCGTGCCCCAAGGTTGGGCCGGGTTTGTATAAGTCGATTCTCGGCATCGAGAATAGTTGCCAAAATCCAGGTATGTTGATTTCAGAAACCTTGCCGTCAACCGGCGGTGCCTACCGCACGTACTTACAACAAGCGACGATCACGGTGAACTGTTCCGGCAGGACGCTCACCATGAGTGGCAGTTTAATCATGCAAGATTTCTATTACCCAAGCACGAACGGTGCGCTAGGGTGCGGGGCACCGCTGCAGCCGTGTTTGTTCGGCGTTAGCCCACGCTGGGGATTTGGCGGCTTCTGCCAGGCGGACTATGGAACACTCTGCAACGGCACGAACTCATGCTGCTCGGCCACGCCGCTAACCGTACCGTGCAGCACCACCGATCCTAATTTTCCTGATATTTGCACGCAGGACGTGGCGTTCTGCTTCGCCTACTAATGTTTTGCGAAGGCAACCCCTGCAAACGCTGTGGAGCGGCCACCACGCCCGGCTTTCGGCGGGTGTGCAATTTGGATTGGAGCGACCACGACCCGGAACGCTATGCTGCGGATGGCCCCGAGCAATTACGCGGCCTGGGCGACTATACCGAAAGCCTGTTGCAATCGGTGGGGATTACCAAAGAACGCTATCAAGCGGCCAAGCAGTTGTTTGGCCTCGCCCCCACGTGTAATTGCGACGAGCGGAAGGCGTGGCTCAACCGCGTTAGCGACTGGTGGCGGGCGTTATAGGCAACCAATAATAAACAGGAAAAACAGCAAGAGAAACGGCGAGGCGATGATGAAGCAGCCAGGCAACAGGAACGGCTGATGGCCGCAGTTCTGGCACTTCGCCGCACTCGGGGCCAGCGGGTGGCCGCATTGGGGACATGGTTTGGCTGCCATTGTCACAACTCCGGGACCATCGGTCGGTTAGCGTCACCCAGCTTGGCGTCATAATGCGCCCGAAACACTTGCTCCGTGTTGCCAAGTTGCTTATGCCCACCGCCAGGATGTTCGGCTTCGATTATAGACCCGCTGCCCCGTCGCAGCCACTTGAATGTTCCGCGGTTGATTCCGCAATCTTTCACGATTTCCTGAAAGTGTTCACTAAAGCACCACGCGCACATAACCCATTCCAGCGAACCCCCCGCAGCTTCCAAGGCTTGTATTGTCGAGCGGTGGAATCGCACCATCACGGCCGAAGCAGTTTTGCTCTGCACGATAATAGCGGTGCCGTCTTTCCGGATTTGCTGGCTGCGTAGTCGCCACAAATCGCCGCGCCTTAACCCAGTGTCCCAGCCGGCGCGAATCACGGCTGGCCAGTAGTGGCGACGAGCGACACCATTAGGGTACGCGCCCGCCATCTTTTCGGCGGCGCCGAGGAGCGACCGCGCTTCCCCCTCTTGGTAACACTCGACGACCTGCGGGAGCACCCGCTCTTTTCGCAATCGGCGTGCTTGCGGGTAGGGAACCAAATCTAAATCGGCAGCGGCTCGCCACACGGCGAGGAAATCTTGCCGGTACTTATTTTTGGTGATGGGCGTCACGCCCTCAAGCTGAGCCAGGAAAGCGTTGATGGTTTGCTCGTGGAAGCAGTAGCGCAACTCGCCACGGCCCGCGAACACTTCTAGTTTGGCCGCTCGTTTTTTCAGTGTCGCGGCATACGCTGGGGACACGGCCCGCATTTCCAGATATCGGCCAACAAACTCGAATAGCGTCATGGCTGCCTCGTCTAAAGGTAGCCATCCGTGGTCGTTCCATGCCGAATCCCCGGCTGCTCTTTACTACAAATACCTACTCCCCAAGTGAAACGCAATTAGCTGTCCAGGTCGTGCAAAGCACTTTGGGCAAAAACCCACTAGGGTTCGGCACGCTGGGCAAATCCACGTTGGGTTCGCGATTTTGCTTCCTTCCCAAAACCACGCTAGGCGTACCCCTCGTTAGCAGGGAAAGCCTACCTCAATTGGGAAGGGTAATCAAGCATAGAAGTTGTAGGTGTTTAAGCCCGGGTAGCTCAGTGGATAGAGCGTTGGCCTCCGAAGCCAAAGGTTCCGCGTTCGAGTCGCGGCCCGGGTATTAAAAGGTGGTACGACTGTAACAACTCCAATCCACGCTGCCGACCGGTATCGGCCTTGCCGGTATTACGTCTCGCAAACGCCGGTCGGCAGCCCTATTTGACAGTGTTCTACTTATCGTATAACTTATAGGAATGCCAGCACAAGTGGAACCAGAAGAACTGACAACGAAATTTGCGGCGAACGTCCGCAAGCGAAGGCTTGACCTTGGATTGACCCAAGAGGAACTGGCTGAGCGTCTAAAAAAACATAAGCCTTACGTGTCAGAAATTGAGAACGGCAAGCGAACGCCGTGGCTGCCGAATCTTGCGATCTTCGCAGATGCATTGGAAACAACGCCATCTGCGCTTCTGAAATAATTTCCTGAAATTCTGTCGCTGCCGGTATTGACGCACCGATATATGCTTTGTATAACACGGGGGCGAGACAAAAATACCGGCAACTTCTTTCGGTTTCTGCCGAACAGCGGTTGCCTCTAAGCAATCAGCAACCTCATGGAGGTAATCCGATGGCCATCACGGTTGTTATTGATGGGGTTGAATACGTCCCGAAGAATTCTGGCAACTGTAATTCGGGCGACTCGAATTCGGGCGACTCGAATTCGGGCCACTGGAATTCGGGCCACTGGAATTCGGGCAACTGTAATTCGGGCAACTGGAATTCGGGCAACTTGAATTCGGGCAACTTGAATTCGGGCGACTGTAATTCGGGCAACTTGAATTCGGGCGACTCGAATTCGGGCCACTCGAATTCGGGCAACTGTAATTCTGGCAACTGTAATTCGGGCAACTGGAATTCGGGCAACTTGAATTCGGGCAACTGGAATTCGGGCAGCAGGAATTCTGGCTTTTTTTGTACCGACACACCATGCCCATCGTTTTTCGACAAACCAACAACATTGACATTGGAGGAAGCACTTTCCGCGGTGCCATGCGTGGATTTGCCCGTCGGCTGCAAGTGGGTTGCAAGAGAAGGGATGACGTGCGACGAAAAGCAAGCGCATCCAAACTACGCAACCTTTGGTGGTTATCTCAAGGTTTTAGAAAATGATTTTAAGGCAGCGTTTCGTCAGGCCTGGTCAACTACTATTTCCGAGGTTGACAAGCAGCGGTTTATAGCTTTGCCGAATTTCGATGCCGACAAGTTTTTACAAATCACCGGGGTAGACGTGCGTACCGCCGGGGCAGTGGCCAGCAGCGACGAAATAACGATCGGCGGAAAGTTATATCGAGCGGTTGCGAATTGAATGGACTCGCCTCTGGCGGGAGCGAACGGCAGGCAGCCAATTCGGGCTAACAACACACAACCAAATCACGCGGCCTAACTCCTCGGCCGCATGACGGTGCCACCGGTTGCCGTTGGTGCGTTACCAGCGGCAGCCGGGCATTAAACGAAAATAGTTGTCCGCCGCGAGGCGCGAGTAAGGAATAACTTATGCGGCTCTACAAGGGGTTTGATAAAGACCTGAAATGCCGTGGCTTTCAGTTCCAGGTTGGTAAAACCTACGAAACCTCAAAGGCAAAGTTGTGTAGCAGCGGCTTTCATGCCTGCGAAAATCCCGTCGATATATTGAACTATTACCCGCCCTGCACAAGTCGCTACGCCGTTGTGCGCCTTGAAGGAATCAGTGACGAGCGAGAGACAGATACTAAGCGGTGCGGAACGATAATCACCATTGAGAGAGAACTGACGCAAAGTGAGTTTATGGCGGAGTGCGCTGCTTTTTTAGCGACACTCGATTTGACAACGCAGACGTCAGGTAACTACAGTCACGCGCAGACGTCAGGTAACTACGGCCACGCACAGGCGTCAGGTAACTCCGGCCACGCACAGGCGTCAGGTAACTACGGCCACGCACAGGCGTCAGGTGATTACGGACACGCACAGGCGTCAGGTAACTCGTCTGTAGCTGTCAGTCTAGGCATGCGAGGAAAAGCAACCGCTGCTGATAAATGCCGATTCATCGTGCTGGCAGACTGGGATTTAACAACAAGAGAACTGAAAGGAATTGTTGTCGGGGAAGTTGGCAAAAACATACAGGCCGGAACGGCCTACACAATAAAAGATGGAGAGTTGGCGGCGTGTTAGTAGTAATCATTCGCGGGAGCCGGCCGCTAGAGTGGCAAACATACTGAACGCCCGCCAGTGCGTTTTTGCCGTAGCGGAATAGCCGTGGCGCACTGGCGGGAATTAAACAAAACGCCGGTCGGGAGGCATGAGGCCAGTAGGATGCCCGACCGGCATGGAACACTCATGCTGACATTCGGAAGTTTATTCGCCGGAATCGGCGGTTTCGATCTCGGCTTTGAACGCGCAGGCATGCAATGCGAGTGGCAAGTTGAAATTGACACTTATTGCCGCCAGGTATTAGCCAAACACTGGCCAAAGGTACGGAGACATGATGATGTGCGAACCTTCCCGCCAGGCAACCCGGACGAATGGCGAGTTGATGTTATCTGCGGAGGCTTCCCCTGCCAAGACATCAGTGCGCTTAACTGCAAGGCTGAAGGCATTGACGGCCCACGGTCGCGATTGTGGCAAGAATTCGCTCGCATCCTTCGCATGGTTCGACCTACGGTCGCCGCAATTGAAAACGTACCAGCGATCACTTTTCGTGGGCTGGATTCCATACTCTACGATCTTGCCAAGATGCGGTTTGATGCAGAGTGGCAAACTATACCGGCGGCCGCATTCGGTGCGCCATTTGAAGGATCGCGGATTTTCATCTTGGCCACGTCCGACCGCCTCAGACTCAAGGAGAATGGGATTTTCGGCAGCGAACCACCAAAAACAGCAGCAGAAAAACAAGAGAAACGGCTTCGGTTCTGGCCCGGCGAGTGGAAACCTAGTGCTGCACTGCCATCTAGACTTCGGTGGTGTCCCAACAGCGAACTTTGTCGAGTGGTTGATGGGGTTCCCGACAGGCTGGACAGATATAGAGCACTCGGAAACGCAGTAGTGCCGCGAGTTTCCGAGTGGATTGGCCGGCGGATTGTGGAAGCAATGGAGTGTAAGGATTAATCAACGCGGTGGCGGGTGGGTCTCCCTCCCAACCAAAAAAGAACATCACCCGAACGAGCCTGCGGCATTCAGGAAATCGTCCACCGCTGTTAACGAAAGGATTCGCAATGTTATGTCTTACGAGGCGCGAAGGTGGGGAGTTGATGATTGGCGATAACATCCGCATCGTCATTGACCGCATCCATGAAAACAAGGTGGCCATCGCCATCGAAGCGCCACGCGAACTACCGGTACACAGGAAAGAAGTCTATGACGCGATCCATCGAGGACTTGACGACAGCCGAGATAGAAGCGGTGGCTGATTATTCGGACTGCCACTCACGTCGGTGGACTGGTTGTTATGGGAACAGTACGAGGAAGCGGTTGCCTACGAAGAGGCCGAACGAAAGGCGGAATCAAAATGGTTTACCTGACATTGTTTTTAATCGGCTGCGGCTACCTAGCGTGGCTGGCCGTGGCAAAGTGAGGCACCCCATGCAGCAAGTAGCACGTGAAGCAAGGTACGACCAGGCCGCGGCGTATTTTCGCGACCAACGCCGGATGCTGTGCAAGGCGATGGCCGAGCGGCAGAAAGCCAACTGGCACCGCTGTCCGGCGAACGTCAACACGCTGGCCCAGTATCTGATCCGCGACATAACGGATCACGACGCAATTCGGCTGGTGGTGAAGTGGGCGATCACCGACGCCAAAAAGTATCGGGCGGAGTTTGTGTGCGGACGATGTATCGAACTGGATGGAGGTGCGTATGGAAACGCCAAAACCCGGAATCTATGAAAACATACCGTTCGACGAATACGTGGCGTGGAACGCGGTCTCGAACTCAAAGCTGTCGCTACTCGACAAGTCGCCGCGCATCTACCAGCAAGGTATTTACAAAGGACCGACGCCGAACATGCGGCTGGGTTCGCTCACGCATTGCGGAATCTTAGAACCGCTCGCGTTTGCGGGACGGTACGCCGTGGCACCGGATTTTCATCTTTACGCAGAGAACAGCACTGCGGACGGACGGCAGACGACGAGTAAGAACACCGCGTTCGTCAAAGAGCGTCTACGCGAATTCACGGCGATGGCGGAAGGCCGCGAGATAGTGGACCGCGACTGGTATGACAACACGCTCACGCTAGTGCGGGAACTGGCAGCGAATAGCGAGGCGAAACGGCTGTTGTCGAACGGCGGCCCCAGCGAAGTCTCGATCGTGTGGGAAGAGCGCGGCTTCACCATGAAGGCCCGGATTGACAAGGTGTTTGAGAACTGCCTCGTCGATTTGAAAACGACGACGGATGTACTGGACTTTGAAAACACGATCGGCCGGTACGCCTACCATCGCCAGATGGCGCACTACCAGGAAGGCTGGCGGATTCTCACCGGCACGTCGGCCCAGTGCTGGCTGGTGGCCGTCGAACCCAAGCCGCCCCATGCGGTCATGGCGGCACCACTCAGCGACGACGCACTCAGCGAAGGCCACGCGGCTCGGAGCCGATTGCTGGACAGCCTGGAAGCCTGCACGGTGTGCAACGAGTGGCCAGCCCGGCCGAACCCGAAAGCATGGAATTTGCCGAACTGGGCCGTCGAACCAATCGCTTTAACCATCAACGGAAAGGACGTGGAACTATGAGAGCGAACGAACTCTGCCCGGCGCCACACTTGGAGGCGGCCGATTTCGACGGCGATACGGTACTAACGATCAAGGCGGTGGACTTCGCGGAAGTCGGCGATGAAAAGGTGATGAAGGGCGTTGTCTATTTCAGCGAACTCAAGCGCGGCCTCGTGCTCAACCGGACGAACCTCAAGCGCATTATCGCCCAGCATGGGACGGACACGGACGACTGGGTGGGGAAGAAGATCACGCTGTATCCGAGTGAAACAGACTTTGGGGGTAAGACGGTCGATTGCATTCGGATTCGGGAAAAGAAGTAACGGGAATTTTAGCCGTAGGAGTTAGGCACAGTGGGTTTGGAACTTGTAATACCGAATCGCCCTAGCACAGAGATTGCCACCGGGTTTCACTTGCGCGTGCGCAACCAAGTGCAGGCGGTGTCCAATATCGACGAGGTTGCAGAGGGTAGGCGACGACTAGCTGCGTGGCAGGCCTACGTGACAAACCGCAATCAGCGGGACGAATTGCAGGCCGCGTCCCGTTGGTGCGAAATGCGGATTGGTGCGCTGCTGGGTAAGGGTGAGGCACACCGCCCAAAGAAAACTTCGCCCGCAAGCGAAGTTTACGACATTGCCAAGGACGACCGCCACAAGTTTCGCCAGCTTTACGAAAATAGGAAGATTATCGAGCCGTTAATTCTAAAGGGAACCGTCAGTCGCGCGAAGCTATTGGCTGCAATTAAGAAGCCGCCAGTAGTCCAAGGCGTCGGCGATGCCGGTCGTGCGGTTGGGTTTTTATCCGAGCTACGGGACGAAAAGTTCGGTTGTATCTACGCAGACCCGCCGTGGAAATACGGAAATCAAGGCACGCGAGCGGCGACGAGAAATCATTACGTCACTTTATCGGTAGACGACCTGTGCCAATGGGACGTTGGATCCCACGCTGCCGATGACTCGCACTTGCACTTGTGGACGACGAATGCGTTTTTGCCTGACGCCTTTCGCGTAATTGCCGCCTGGGGGTTTGAGTATCGATCATGCTTTGTTTGGGTCAAACCACAAATGGGTATTGGAAACTACTGGCGGGTGTCGCATGAATTTCTTCTTTTCGGCGTTCGTGGAAACGCCAAGAGGTTTAATTCCAAGAACCTCAAGAGTTGGGGTGTATTTGCACGCACCAAACATAGCGCGAAGCCTGACGAGGTGCGAACCCTTATTGAACAGGCCAGCAGCGGGCCTTATTTGGAACTGTTTGGGCGCAAGGAGGTGCAGGGATGGACTGTGTTAGGCAATGACGTGGAGGCCATGTCCGCATGAACCAATGTGAATCATCGCTTATAGCACTGAGCGAAGAGAGGCAGGGAAAGCTCGGTGAGGCAGTTTGTGAAAACGTAATGAAAGCGTCTGGTGTGTATTACATTCCCCTATGCCGCATCGCTGACAGCGGAGCACCGATGGCTGTTGCATCTGGCGACAAGAAGATCCTGCCAGACTTCGACATTGCAGGTGAAGGGGTGAACGCATACCTAGATGCGAAATGTAAAACGAAATCAATTCGCTACAGAAAAACCGGTCAGGTCAGGCACGGCATCAACAAACGCAACTACGAATCGTATGTTGCTATGGGCGTGTTGCAGCACAAGCAATGCGGCCTATTCATCGTTGAACTCCTTGACGCGGAAGATCGCTGGTCCGGCACGCTGTTGTGCGAATCGTTTCTGGGCCTTGGCGAACCAATAAACGGCTTTAACGAGCCGCAACCGAAGGTGTATTGGCCACGCGACCGATTTTCCAGTTTAGGATCATTCTCTGCTGAGTCGTTGGTTGGGATCACCAAAGGAAGCGTTACTGTCGAGGCAGCGTGTTTACTTAAACAATCGTTTTCTGCGCCACCGCCTAGGTGCGCGGACTATGTGCACAACGATCCAGCACACTGGTTCGACGAACCACGGCGGGATAGTCGCGGGTACATCAAAACGGTGTGCAAGCACTGCGGCGTTTTTATCGGCAAGCGTCCAGGAAATTGCGACAACCCAACCGCACTAGATTAGGTTCGTGTAACCCAAGCCGACAAAACTACCTTACTTCCCGTTCTACCCTACAACCCATGCCCAAGCGCTTCACCGCAACCGAAAAGTGGGATGACCCGTGGTATCGCAAACTGCCGCTGGCTTGGAAGGCGGCCTGGCAATACCTCACGGACCGCTGCGATACCGCGGGCGTCATCGACCTCGATGAAGAGCTAGCCAACTTCCACATCGGCGACGACGTGGATTGGCTAGGCTTTATCGCACACGCCACGGCGAAGCGGGTGGTCCGACTGGCGACCGGCAAATTATTCCTGCCGGGGTTTGTCGCATTCCAATACGGTGAACTGAAAGCGGAATGCAACCCCCATCGAGCCGTCTTAAAGCAACTTGAAAAGCATGGCTTGCTAAGGGTACCCGAAGGGTACTGTGAGGGTACCTGTACCCCACAAGATAAAGATAAGGAAAAGGAACAAGACAAAGAAGAGAACAGCGAGCCCAAGAAACCGGCCAAAGCGTTCGTCAAACCAACTCTTGCCGAGGTGACAGCCTACTGCCGCGAGCGTGGCAAGGGCGTGAACCCCGAGAAGTGGCTCGATCACTACGAAAGCAACGGCTGGCGAGTGGGGCGGAATCCCATGAGGGATTGGCGGGCGGCGGTGCGGAAGTGGGAGGACAGCGAATTCGGCAACAAGGCCAACCCGCCCCCCGCGGGCAAGCAGTTCCTCGAAGTCACACCGGAAGAGTTTGGCAGGCTGAAAAAACTGGACGCATTCAAGGTGCGGCCGTACCGCGAACAAACTAAAGACGGCCGCATTCGGTGGAGTGGCCAGAAACGGGACGGCACACGGGTGGAATGTTTTCTCGAACCGCAGGAGGCGAACGCATGACGAACCGCATTACCGAACACGACAAGGAACACTGCGAAGTGTTTATCACCGGCAAGCAATGGCAATAACACACTTAACTCACCATGAATAATCCCATTATGGGAATCTTTCTGTAAACACGAATAAGATAGTTGACTCACCATTAAATGATGATAAGATGCAAGTATGACAAACAAACAACTACGCAGACGACTTAGGCTATTGGTTGATCGGGCGGACTGCCTCGCGTTGCTTGCCGAACTGAAAGACGTGGAAGAGAACTGCAACGGCACGATAGCGGAATGCTTTGTTGCTGGATGCGTGAACGCTCTCGACATGGTGGACGAAGGCACTCTTGGGGACGGCAGGGAGTTTGTAGACTTTGCCCTGTCTGAAGTGTTGAACCGCTACTCAATGGCCAACTAACAGGAGCCGGACGATGAACACTGCCGAATACAAAGACGAAATCAGCACTCTCCGCGATGCAATCGGCCACTTCAAAGCGTGCGCGAACTTCGCTGAGCGGACAGCCGAAGCTGAACACCTACAACGAGCCTGGAGGCGTCTGGCCATGCTTGAGCAGCCGAAGCGACTCCCGGCCCAGTACCGGGAACGCTGCGAGCGTGCGCTCAACCAAGCGGCGGAAGTGCTTAATAGCTGGCACATCGAATTTTGTGCCGGCCCCTCTGAATCTGAGGATCGGCCCGCTCCGCCCGCTAAGGCGATGGCTGATACTATGCGTTTTCTCCAAACCACAAAAAGATTTGTGTTTTAGAAAGGAATTTGTGATGACTCCAATAGTACCTATCCATGAAACGCTGGTTGATTGTGCATTAACGCTCAATGCAGCCGTAGATAACGCCTCGGAATCGCTAGGGGAAGGCAAGCCACCAAAGGACGTAATAACGATTTTGTGCCACCAAGTGAATCTGGTCTGCCTAGCCTTGCACAGGGAGGCCCGCGTATTTGAAGAACTGCACAATAGCTGCAATAGAGAGCACGTCGGGCAATCCACGTCGGATGCCGAATACCAACGCGGATATAAGGCTGGCTTTGATCGCGGCGTTTCCGAGGCTCTTGCCTCCGAAGAATACACACGACGGATTAACTCATGAGCGACAACCCCGAAACTCTCCAGCAAGCCATCATCTACTTCGCCGACGCGGATCGGTGCGAAGCGTACATGCGTAAGATTCGGTGGGAGGATGCGTCCCCCGTCTGCCCAAGCTGCGGAGCCAAGGGCAAGCGTATCGGCGAGATCAAGACTCGCCGGATGCTCCGATGCAAAGACTGCCGGAAACAATTCTCCAGCCGCCTGGGGACCGTATTCGAGTCGAGCAAGATTCCGCTCGATAAGTGGTTTCTGACCGTGTGGCTCGTGGCCAATTGCAAGAACGGTGTCAGCAGTTACGAAGTCGCCAGAGACATCGACGTTACGCAGACTACCGCTTGGTTCATGCTCCACCGGATTCGGGCCGCGATGGAAGTTGAGGGCATCGACAAATTCGACGGGCCAGCGGAAGCCGACGCTACCTACATCGGTGGCAAAGCCAAGAACATGCACAAACACAAACGGACTCAGGCCATCGTCGGTCGCGGAGCCGTGGGCAAAGCCATCGTTCACGGTGTCTTGCAACGCGGCGAGACCAGCCAAGTGCGTACCCACGTTGTCAAAGCTGACGACGCTGCTGAATTGGTCCCGCTCGTGCGCAGGAACGTCAAGTATGGCGGGAACGTCTACACCGACTCGGCTGCCAGCTACGGCGAGCTTTGCTTCACACATCTGCACAAAGCCGTTGACCACACGCGGGCCTACGTGGAAGGGGAAATACACACGAACGGCCTGGAGAACTTCTGGAGCCTTCTCAAGCGGTCCCTGAATGGCACCTACGTCAGTGTCGCTCCGTTCCATTTGTTCCGGTATGCGGCCGAACAAGTTTTCAGATTCAATCGCCGTGTCGGTAGCGACTGGCAGCGATTCGAGCAAACGCTCCGCCAAATCGGCGGGAAGCGCCTCACGTTCCGTAAGTTGACCGGCAAAGATGACGCCGGGTTTATGAACCTCGTTTAACAAAGGATTGAGCATGGCAGCGCCAAAGAAACCTGAGGGATGGAACAAGTTCAACCAACTGGCTCGCGGACTGGTAAAGGCCGATCCGAAAGCCGTGGAGAAAAAGCTAGCCGCCAACAAAAAGGCGAGAGCGAAGAAACGTAAAAAATAGAACATGGTCGCGGGTGTGTTTTCTTATTTAAGTGCTTGGTGAGTTAAGTGTGTTATTGCCCAAGCAATGGGCGAACGACGTGAACTCCGCGTACCACAACGGCGCAACCGACATGCAAGCCAGCCTATTGGGCCACGCTGAGGACGCGTACCGCGAAGGGTGGTGTGCTGGCGTGGTGGGCGGCTTGGCCGCAGCGGTGGCGGTGTTGGTTGCGGTGGCTGTGATGAAAGCGTGGTGCTGACATGGCAACAACCCCGACCGCACGGACATTAGCGTGGTTGAAGAAGCAAGGCTATACCGCTGGCGTGGTGGAAAAGTGGATTCCACAAACACGCCAACGGAAAGACCTTTTTGGGTTCATCGACTTGATTGCGATTCGGGAAGGTGAAACGGTCGGCATTCAAGCGACCTCGACCGGCAACATGGCAAGCCGTGTGAAGAAGATCATGGACAGCGAGCACATGCCGACGTGGTTGCTGGCTGGCAACAAGCTGTGGGTGGTTGGCTGGGCCAAGCGCGGCAAGGCTGGCAAGCGGAAGTTGTGGACGGCGAGTGTGACGAAGTTGGATGAGGAATTGCGCAACAAATAACCCCTTCGCGCCGCCGACGAAAGTCGGGTGCATCCGTGTGGCAGCAATGTCCTATATCGGCGGGCGAAGGGAGCTTTGGAGGGTGAGATGAGCGGATTAAAACGAGTCGATGCGACAAACGACAAGCGAGTTTTACTCGGCGTCGTCGGCGTAAAAGGAGGCGTTCACTTTTGGTGCGAGGAATGCTCCGCACACTGGCAAAAGTCGTATGGGGAACGATACTGCGGCGGCGTCGAAGTTCACTGGCGCAATAAGCCAGAGTGGGCAAGCCGGGACAAACCGGATAACGACAACTGTTGGCTATTAGAGGGGCCGTGCTGGCACGATGGCTCGTCGCTCTACGCCGATGAGGTTGCGATTCCAAAGTGGGAGCGGTGCAAAGAACTAGACGACATGGAAGCGTTCTGGCTGTTCTTGGAGCGCGAATACCGCGACAGATTGGAGCGTGAGGAATGACCAACGACGACAAATTCACGGCGATGCTGCGAGAGCAAGAATCCGAATGCCGTCGTAGGCAATTTGACCTATTGAGCAGTTCCAACCGGAATGAGGCCGCAACATGTAAGCGACAGGCAGCCGACTGGGCTGCACTGCGGGAGCGGTATGTTGCGATGCGGGAGGCGTTGAAGAAGGCAAATGCAGAATGCGAAAATGATCCCGGTAATTTGTTTTTGAGCCTTGATACATGGACGGAGATTAAACAGGCACTAGAGAAAGCAGGTGCGTGATGGCCGACGACGACAAATTCACGGCGATGCTGAGACGAACTCAGGAGTCATGGGAGAACGGTCAAGCCTACTGGTCAGAGGCCGCAGGTAGAGGCGGTGGACCGGAAACGGTGAACACGTGCCGAGACAATGCGAAGTTCTGCCTCACTGTGGCAGCCGACTGGGCCGCGCTGCGGGAGGCGTTTGTGGCGATGCGGGAGGCGTGCTTAGCAGCGAGGTTGTACGGCAACCAAGGCGAGACACCGGATGGCTTAAGCGTAGATACGCTGCTACGAGCCGCACTACGGAAAGCAGGTGGATAATGGACCGACAACCGAAACTGACCGGCCACCCAGAGCACGCCATGGGCTGCGATTGTGCGTGGTGTTTTGGTCAGTCGATGGAAGCGGGCACGCATCAGCACGCGATAAAAAACCTCATGGCCCTGCTGCGGGAATCTACCGACGAACTAACGTATTTTGTGAAGCGATACGGCAGGCAGTGGAATACCACCGAGCTTGCGTCGGTGAACAACCAAATTGCCGCGAACGAGGCGGTGTTAGCGAAAGTTGGTGAAGAATGAACGATAAACTCTACTGGCACTTTTTGCAAAAAACCAAACGCCTTGGCTACGACGACGACCGAGAAGTGCGAGTTGGCGAAACGCTAACCGTGGATTGCGTGCCGGCGTTATGCAAACGTGGGCTGCACGCAAGCGCGAGGGCGATTGATGCTTTGCAGTATGCGTCCGGGCCAATAATTTGCCGGGTGAAATTGGGCGGTACGGTCATTGTCGGCGACGACAAAGTGGTTGGCACGGAACGTACTGTGCTTGCGATGGCCAACGCCACCGAACCACTGCACGAATTTGCGTGCTGGTGTGCCGAGCGGGCGTTAGTCGACGCCAAAGTTACAGACCCACGCTGTCATGCGGCCATCGAAGCCAAGCGAAAATGGCTGCGAAACGAAATTACCAACTCTGAATTGGCTGCGGCGAGGGATGCGGCGAGGGCTGCAACGGGGGCTGCAACGGGGGATGCGGCGAGAGCTGCTTCGTGGGCTGCTTCGTGGGCTGCTTCGTGGGCTGCTTCGGGGGCTGCTGCGAGGGCTGCGGCGAGTGAAGCGGCGTGTACAGCGGCTTTGACTGCGGCGTGGACTGCGGCGTGGGATGCGGCGTGGGATGCACAAAACGACGAGCTTGAAAAGCGACTTAACCAATTATTAGCCGCCAACGAGGCGGCGATGAAAGGAGTGGGAGGTGAGTGATCATAGCGAGGAAGCATACGAAGTCCGCGAGTCGATGCGCGACACAATTAAGAAACTACAAGCCGAGAACAATCGGCTACGGGAGGCGCTTGGGGTGTACGCGGACGAAAAAAATTGGTGCCCCGCACCAAACCTAGACACGTGGCACGGAGCGGTTGGCTGCGAACTCGCCCAACAGGCACTTAACAAAAAGGACTAACCACTGGCTGCGGCGTGGATGGACACGCACAGCATTGTGTGAGAACGCCCGGAAA